GGTTGCTTACAATCATTGTATGTTTAAGTAAAATGGACACATCATTACTACTATTACTAATCTTCGCAGCACTCGTATTACACGATCTAAGGAGAATATGAAGGATAAAGGCAGAGATATATAGATGGTAGAAGTTAAAGAAAGACCTAAGAAGAGGATAAGAGACCCTTTAAAAATGAGGGCTTACAGGGAAAAATGGAGAAAGGAGAACCCTGAGAAATGGAAATTATCTTATACAGAATCAAGAAGAAAAAAGATAGAAGCAGAGCCTTGGTATAAAATGTTTATCTGTATGACTTCACGGTGTTTTGCCAAGAGTCATCATTATTATAAGAAAGGGATAAAATGCTTTTTAGGAGCAGAAGATATTAAGTCCATATGGTTTAGAGACAAAGCATATTTATTAGAAAGACCTAGCATAGATAGAATCGACCCAGACGGAAATTATACTTTAGAGAACACTAGAATGATAGAGTTTTCAGAAAATATGAAGAGAAAAAGGGGGAGAAGCTGAAAAATAAAGGTGGAAGACCCAGCAAAATAGAAAGTGTAAACCTAAAACTAGTGAAGCATTACACATCAGAAGGTTATACAGACAAACAACTTGCTAAGATATTAGGTGTTACTGAGACTACTATAAACAATTGGAAAATAGATTACCCAGAGTTTTTTGAGTCCTTAAAGAGTGGTAAGTTACTTGCGGATTCTAGAGTAGAGGCTTCATTATATCAAAGAGCGTGCGGGTATTCTCATCCTGAAATCCATATCACTAATTATTTAGGAAAGATTAAAAAGACTCCGATAATAAAACATTATCCTCCTGATGCTACTTCGGCTATATTTTGGCTGAAGAATAGAAAGCCTAGAGAATGGAGGGATAAACAGGAACTAGAGCATACTTTTAAAGACTATTTATACCCTGAATTAAAAGATATTCCTAATGACGTATTGGTAGAATTGCTTGATACAGTAAAAAAGAAAAAGCAAGGTGAATGAAAACAGTAAAAGAGATAGTTAAAGAGGAATACGAATATCGTAATAAAGTCAATCCTCTAGCGTTCTTTGAAAATTTGGAACAGCAAAAAAAGTTTAGTAAAGATTTATCTAAGACTAAATCTCTCTACGGAGGTAATCGCGCGGGAAAGACTCAAGCTGGGGCAGCTTATATCATCAGCAAGTGTTTGGCTAAACCAAAACAACGGTGGTGGGCAGTAGCAGATAGTTTCTCTGATTCTGTCAATATTCAACAAAGGAAGATTTGGGAATTGTTACCTAAGCTTGAGATAAAATATGGCAACTTTAGTGAGATTCTAGGGTTTACTAATAGAAAACTACTGTTTAAGAATGGGTCAATAGTGATATTCAAAAGTTATGACCAACAAAGAGAATCTTTCCAAGGGGAGGATTTGGATGGTATTTGGTTTGATGAGGAATGTACCTATGATATTTTTAAAGAATCACGGATGAGGTTGGTTGATAGGGACGGTGAGATGATATTCACCATGACATCACTCAAAGGCGTAACAGATATGATCCAAGATGTTTTTGAGGGTTATGATGTGGTTGAGTCTCAATATGCACCTTTGGTTGACGAGACTTTACCAAAGATAGCCGAGAAGAATGAAAATAGATTTTACTTCTTGTGGACTACTGAGAATCCTTATCTTAACCAAAAAAGGGTCATCACAGAGACTAAACTAATGACTAAAGACGAAATCAAGTCTCGTATCTACGGAATGCCAATCAATTTATCCGGGAAGATATACATGAAGTTCAACAAAGGTATTCATGTAATCCCCTTCGAGGATGTACCATTCAACAAAGTTACACTCTACGGAGTCTTAGATCCTCATGATAGGAAACCCTGGGCGATGATTTGGGCCGCGGTAAGTATCACCGGAACAATATATATCGTAGATGAATATCCTGAAAGGAACTTCAACGAGATGTTCACAGATGATAAAACCTACACTGAGTATGCTAAGATCATCAAAGAGAAGGAAGAAGGACTGAGACAGATATTCAGGAAACCGATACATAAGAGAATTATTGACCCTAACTTCGGGAATAAGACAGTCCAATTAGCCGAGAGACAAGGCGGACAATCAAGCACAACACCCAAGAAAGAGCTTCTGAAGCGTGGATTAAGGTTCGTAGACGGAATTGACGCACTCGAAGCAGGGCATTTAAAGGTCAGAGAACTCCTATACTGGGAGAAGAAGGACGACGAAATAGTTGTTCAACCTAAGATTTTAATAACCGAGAACTGTACTAACACAATCAGGCATTTATCAAGATATGCAAGAGGCGACATAATGACCTCAGACGGAGATGTGAAAGATAAAGTGAGACCAAAAGAGAAGTATAAGGATTTTAGCGATGTAACTAGATATTTGGCAATGCACAATCCAAAATACGTAACAGGAAGCACGTTTAATCCTAATGTACCGAAATTATATTAAGGAGGAAGATGATAAGAAAGTATCGTAAGAAGCCAGTAGTGATTGAGGCGATTGAATGGACAGGAGACAATTTTGGAGAAATAGCATTATTTACTAATGGCTCTACTCACCAACAGGGAAGTGATTTATGGGTAAAAACTCTTGAAGGTGGACATACGGCACTTAAGGGAGATTTCATAATTAAGGGTGTCAAGGGAGAATTTTACCCTTGCAAACCAGATATATTCACAATTACTTATGAGGAGGTTAAATGAGCCCAAGCGAACAAGCACCAGAAAAGACACCAGAACAATTACTTGCAGACAAGAAAGCAGCCTTTGAGGCTAACCCTGACCAATTCATCCCATTAAGTGAGATAGTAGTAGCAGTAAAACGCACTCCTAGCGGGATAGCTCATTACATCGGAGAAGCTAAAAGGTCTGAATTACAATATGCTAAAGCTGAATTACAGTTCCAAATAGACGAAGTCCTTAGAATCATGGCAATAGAGAAGAGAGCAAATGCTCTCAAAGGTAAGAAAATAATAATACCCGGGAAGAACAGAGGAGCGTTTGGGAGAAATAATTAATGAAAGACTACCGTTGTAAGAATTGCCATAAAGTGTTGTTTAAATTTAATAAACATAATATAAAGATTTTTCTAAAAGAAGATAAATGTATGGAATTGTTCGAGATTAAATGTCCCAAATGTAAAAAGGTTAATCAAATAACCTATGAAGCCATTGATTGTTTAAATAACGATGACGTAGGGGCATTTGAAATATTAACTGCTGTTTTAAAAACATAGAGCGTCTAGAACGCCATAATTAAGTAGAGTCTCATTGAAGACCCAAATTAGATGTAATAGTCTAGTCTGGGTCTTTTTTATTAATAAAGGAGATAGTTCTTAAATGAAAGATAAAAAAAACACTCTAACACCTGACGAGAAGAAGATACAGCCACTTCCCATAGAATTAGAATCAGACGCCTACTCCCCTAAGATGCAGAAAGAAATCTGCTCTATGATAGAAGATGACTACCGAGTAGGTACAGATGCAGCCACAGACTGGCTAGCCCAGAAGAAGAAGGACATTCAACAATATGAGGCCGAGAAACCTTCAATCCTAGAAGACCTCTCCAAAGAACCGGACATGGCTGACAGAAACCTAGGAATAGCCCCGTCAACTGCCGACTCCTATCAAGCTACTCTCTTAGCTACTTCGTGGAATCCTTCAAGGATGCACTGGGTAGCAGTAGAGGAGAATGATTTTGAGAACAGAGACAATATTAAGAAATTCGCTGAATGGGCAGTAAGTAAGAACGAAGGTAACGTCTATCCTGAGGTAGATGATTACATCCATAATAAGATATGTCTAGGTTTTTCAGTATTTAAAGTCTATTGGAAAGTCTGGTATGAATGGGTTGACAAGCGAATCCCTGTCCAAGATAAGAATAAGAAGTTTAAGAAATACGAAATAAAGACAGTAAAAGAGAGATTTGAGAAAGGTGTCCTTGAGAACATAGCCGATGTCGATGATATTGTAATCCCCGACTATGGGAAGAACCTTCAAGAGCAGAGCTTCTTAATCCATGTTCTGCATATAGATAGTGATAAATTCACAGACAGAGCCGAGAGAAAGATATTCAAGAACATCCCCGATGACGATGTTGATATGTTCCTAAGTAAGATCAAGTCAGCAAGAATAGAAAAGAGCGGTGGACTCAAGAAAGTAAAAGACGAACAACTAGGGACTAAAGATACCAAAGACCTCAATCCAAGAGTATTCCCTATTGACTTACTAGAATGGTATGGGACTTTCAAAAAGGGCAAGAAGACAGAGAAGTTTCGTTTCATAATGGAACCCTATACCATGACTCTATTAGCCGGGAAACCTCTAAGGAAGATCACCCGAACAGGTAAGATCCCTTTCGTAGGCGGCCCGCTAATCAGAAGACCGGGCAAAGTAAGAGGGAAATCCTTAATGAAACTCATTGCCCCTCTAGTCAACGCTATTAACAACATATTCAACCAAGCATCAGATTTTGCGTTCTTCACTAACTGTCCATTCGGATTTCACAGAGTAACTGACGAGGGGTACACGAAACAATCCTACAAACTAAGAGGAGGAGTATCCTATCCTACCGGGGACGATAAGCCTTCAGATAGTGTATATTTCCCCAATCTCCAGAGGTCATTCGTCTGGGAGTTCAATACAATCAACCTATTATTAGAAATGCTTGAAAGACTCACCGGTGCTGCTTCTTACTTCATGAGTAATCAGAAGGGAGTATCAGGTACCGCGACGCGTGATAATATAATCAATGAGAAATCAGAGACACGTTTCGGTCTATGGGTTAATAGAATAATCGAGGAAATCACCGAAGCAATTACAATGTTTATCAACATGTACCAAGACTGGGCGCCTCCGACACTAGGCGAGAGAGTCTTAGGAGAGAACGGCAAGAAGCTCTTTCCTAACTTATCAGTCAAAACCCTAAGAGGGAACTATGACGCACGTATGACGCCTGATATACACATGGGGTCTAAAACACTCAAGAGACAGGCACTAGCGTGGGCTTATGAGGCATTACAGACAAGTATCTGGGTTCACCCTCAGGTCAATCCTAAAGGGAATTACAACTTAACAGCAGACACAGTTAAAGAAATGGTAGGAGATATAGATATAGAACGCTATCTCGGGAAAGAACCTAAGGGGAAGATGGGCGACTTAGAAGAAGTCAACGGTGAATGGTCAAGATTTATACAAGGAGATGCCTTTGATCCCCCTGAGGGAGCAACTGCCCAGGCTTTACAACATTTAGCAGGGCATATATCTCAACAAGAGAAAATCCACGAACTAGCCGAAGAGTATCGACCTAACTTTGAAGACCATTTATTCAAAACAATAGTTAATGCAAGGCAATTCATGAAAGTAGCCCAACAAGAGAAAATAGCGATTCAAATAGCAAGTCAGGTTGCAGGTAGTCAGGGGGAGAATCCTCCTAATGTTCAACCTAATCAACCGGGACAACCGGGACAGCCGGGACAGCCGGGGCAACCAATACAACCAACCCCACAAGGTGGGCAATTCTAAGGAGGTTTTATGGCGACATACGGAGCAAAGCGAGGAGCGGGCAAAGGAATAGGAAGAGCAGGTGGCGGAAGAAGAAATAAGAATACAGGTGGGTGCAAGTTAGGCGGCCCAGGATATGGTAAAGGTGGGGGACGAGGTAAGGGGACAGGAAGAAGAAAATGAGCGACGTATTACTAACAGAATTCCTAGATTGGAAAGTATTACTATCAAGGCCGGAATGGAGACGATATGTTAATCTCTTAGAAGAACATGCAGAATATTTACAAAAGGAGGTGAATAGATGCACTAGGGAAGGAAAGAATACGGAAGCTATGAAGTTTTTAGCCCAGAAGGATTTAATCCCTAAACTTTTGGGTAAAGTAAAGGATAGGGTGAAAACAATCAAGGAGAAAGATGCCAATAATGACGGGTAAGAAGAAACAAAAACCAGTAAAGAGAATGCCTGACGCTCCGGATAATCTCAAATTAAGCAAGGCAGAGTTCATTGCTAAATACGAAAAAGAAAAAGAAGTCGAAGCAAAGACAGCAGAGTATAAGAAGAAACTCCTAGCAGGAGAAGATGCTAAGCCTGAATCTAAGAACGATGTAGAAGTCTTAGAGGGTGAATTAGCAATATTGATTGACGAAGCAGCCAAGGCAGAAGCTATGGCAGACAGTCCGGCCGCAGAAGAGAAAGCTAAGAAACTAAAGAAAAAAGTGGTTGGTTTAAGGATGAAAATAGGGAAGGCGAAAAAAGCTTTAAAATAATAGATATATAAGTTCGTAGCACTTTAAGCTATGGTAGGAGGAAAATGAACGAGTTTGATAGACACAAAGAAATCACAGAGAATTTCTTAAAAAAGGAAGAAGCAAGGGACGCTTCCGCAGAGAAAGGTAAAGAAACTCCAACTATACCTGACCCTGGAAAAGAAAAGATCAAAGGCACAGTAGTTACAGCAGAAGAGAAGGCTAAAGACGATGAGAAGATTCTTGACACACCAGAGGACGAACTTGACGAAGAACAGAAAGCTCGGAAGGAAGAAATCTTAAAGGTTAAGAAACCTGAAAAGCCTGAAGAGAAGAAACCTGACGACCAAGACCGCTTGAATAAAAGGTTTGGCGAGCTTACTGGAGAAATCAAAGACTTAAAGGCTGATAAATCTCAAGACAGAGAAAAGATCACTGAACTTGAGAAACAACTCGGTGAGGTCAATGAGAAACTGAATCCTCCTAAAGAGGACGTTGAGAAGAAAGCCGAAGGAGAAAGAGTCAAGAAATACCTCACAGATGACAAAGATAAGCCCAGAGAAGAGAAGCGTGAGATGTCCAAAGAAGACCTTGAAGAATGGCTTTTAGAGGACAATGTAGCGGCTACTGAATGGCTTATGGAGAGAAGTTTGAGAAGGTCTGGTGAAAAACGCGCCTTCAGAGGTAGTCAAGAAGCCAAGAAAGCTGTTGATAAACTAACTGCTGAGATGGAGAAGTCTCAAAAGAGAGTGACAATCAAACATCCTGAACTCGATATTGAAGAAAGGACTAAGGAACTCAAAGAAGATGATAAGACAGATAAGGAGATACATAAAATTCTCTATAAAGAGAATGAGAAGTTTCGCCTAATGTATGACATCATGAAAGAGAACCCTAAAAAGTATTGGGTTAATAATGGCCCGGAACTCCTTGCTGAAGAAATGGAAAAGAGATTAGGTAAAAAACCTAGTGGCAAGAAAGAGTTTACGGACGAAGAATTAGAGAAGATCAAACAGGATGCTAGAAATGACGCTCTCGAAACTGAGAAGGAAAGAATAGCCTCTCTAGATGAGGGGAATGGTTCATCAAGAGACAAGGAAACAAAACCTAAGTCAAATTTAAGCCCAGAGATGGAAAAGAAGAAAAAGGAAATTCTTAGAAGGTCTGGGGTATCAGAGGAAGAGTTCAATGCTTCAAGAGAACGTAGGAAGAAGATCGGAGTATGAGCGATAGGACAGAGGATTTACAAGGAACGTATATATGTGGTAGGTGCAATACGCCTATCTTTTATCTACTTTCTGAGGGGAAAGATTCCCAGATCCCTTGTCCGGATTGTGGCTATGCTCATGGTGAAAGACCCTACAAACAGCTTCCTCCTGATATTAAATTTGACTTAAACCAGTATTGAGAACATTAAGGAGGAAAGTATGAAAACTAATGTTTATAAAGCAGCAGGATTTAGCCTGTTGAATAAATTAGATGAGGGCGGATTAAGAAGTTATCTTTGCGATTCTGACACTATCTTGAAGGGCGATGCTCTTCACGATGATGGAAATGGAAAAGCAACTAACGCAATCACAGCGTTTGCTAATACATTTCTAGGGATTGCAGCTCACGCACAAGATAATGCTGGTGATGATGGTTTAAGCGTGTTAGTTATCCCACCTTTAAGCAAGTATCAGTTTATTGTACCTGTTGAAGCTGATGCAGTGATAACTCAGACAGCAGTAGGACTTATTTGTGACCTTGAGAGTGTCAATACTCTTGACATCTCAGACACTACGGGTGCTGCTAATGCTAAGGGGTTATTTATTGACGAGATCGACATAACAGCTGCCGCGATAGCTGCGAATACTTATGGTTATGCCATTGGACATTTTGAAGTTAATGCTGCATAATTTATTAAAAGGAGGGATTACTAATGATTACTAAAGATGTATTAGACCAACTATATACACCTGTCTATGACAAGTTCTTACTTCAGACTTTCAAGGAAGACGAACAGGTCAACCAGAAGGCGTTTGATCAGATTGAAGACAAGACTAAAGAATTCAAGTTCGACGGAATCAGTGGACTTGGTGAGTGGGTAGATGCTACTGAAGGTTCTTCGGGTGGATATGAAGATCCTGTTCTTGGATATGCCAAGACGTTAACTCAGGCAAAAAGATGGAAGAAACTTTCAATCTCTTTTGAAGCTGTAGACCAAGAGGAATATGCTCTTTTAGGTAAACTAAAAGATGCCTCAGCAATGGGTAGAGGGGCAAGGATGAACGTCGAGAAAAAGACAGCCTCTATACTTTATGATGGTTTTTCAACAGCCTGTCCTGACGGCCAGTACTTGTTCAGCAACTCACATCCTAAAAACAGAGAAGAAACCGGGACAACTTATGATAATTTGTTATCAGGAGCTTTCTCCCATGACAACTTAGAACTAGCCGAAAGTCAGATAGCTGACAATTTCTTTGACCCTAAAGGAATCCCAATAGCTACATCAGAGAAACCTATTATACTTTATCCACCTGCACTAAGAGGGGCAATTATGAGAGTGTTCTCAGACAGAGCAACGGAGAGACCGGGGACTACATTAAGAGAAATTAACAGATTCGCAGGAATGTATGAGCCAATAGAATGGAGATACCTTTCAGCAGCTCTTGGTGGTTCAGACACAGCTTGGTATATCATCTATCCTGAGTTAAAATTACTCGCGGTAGTATGGTCGGCCAAGCCTCATTTTACATCTTGGATAGACGAAGAAGACGAATTTTACAACTTCAAGGGACGTATGCTTTATGATACAGGTGCGCTTGATTGGAGAGCAGGACTCGCAAGTACCGGAGTTTAAGTAAATAAGAAAATGGAGGTTATGCTATGAACAAGAAATATTTGGTAGCTTTCCTAAGCATAATCTTATTTGCTTGGGGGGCTTTTGCAGCCGATAAGGCAAATTGGGGAGATGACGTCTATATTGATGCCGACGGTGTTATATATGCCGGGAGTGGTATTGATATAGGCGGAACAACTCCTATGTTAACCATTGGAGATGGCGGAGATGAAGATGCAACTATTGTTCTTGACGGTCAGACTAATGACTTCTATGTAGGATTTGACACAACTGATGACTTACTAAACATTGGTGTTGGTACGACTCCAGGCACAACTTGTGCCCTTGAAATCAACGCAAGCGCTAATGTTCTAGTTACATCTGGTATGACAATCCCTTATCAGATACACGCAGCAGCAGATACTCTTACTATCAATGAGGGTTCTAAGTTGCACGTATTTGGCAATGCTACAGAGTATGCACTAACTTTGCCTGCCGTATCAACAGCAGCTGGTATTCATTACCATATTGTTGTTGGACTTAGTCCATCTGGGACAAGTTATACTGTTATTACTAATGCTAGTGAAAACAAAATAACTGGTGTAGCTACTGTAGCTGGAGAATCAGTTGCAGCTTCAGATGAAGATACAGTCACATTTACTTTAGACGCAGCAATTATAGGTGATTAC